TGATATGGCTATCTTCTCTAAATCCCGTGACCTCGCTGTATCTGTAGAACCTTCCGTCAAAGCGGCTGTAGGCGCATCGTCTTACTCTCCTTTGCGCTCTTTCGTATCTTGGCAACAAGGTCAAAGGCGCGCTCGCGCAATGACGCTCCCAGTGATCGTGCGCGGTCGAGACTTGATCTGCGACACCATCTCGGGAATGAAATTGGAGATGTACCGCGAGATGTGGAACGGCGAAGAAATGGAAGAAGTGCCGCTTGCGCCTCGAGCATGGCTCGCACGAATTGATCAATCAGTACCAAACCAATTCATCATCTCTTGGACTATTGACGATTTAATCTTTGAGGGTCGCGCCTTCTGGATGATTGAGTCACGCACGGCAGACGGATACCCAGCGTCATTCACTCGACTACCTGCCGCAATGGTGCAGACACTTGATCAGCAAGGCGAAGTGTTCTTCGGTCCATCAAAACAAGTTGTCTTCCAAGGCATCCAATTAGATCCACGCGATCTAGTGCAATTCATCTCACCAATGCAATCATTGAACTCGACTGGGGCGCGCGCTGTAGAGATCGCACTCCGCGTAGAAGAGTCACGGCTTCGAGCGTCCCAGTCGGTACTACCTTCGGGCTATCTAAAACAGACAGGCGGTGAGCCTTTATCAGCTCAAGAACTCAGCGATCTTGCCGCTCAATTTAACCTTGCGCGCACTTCTGGCAATAACACTGCCGCGCTCAATGAGTTCCTTGAATATGTACCAACGCAAGCAACGCCTGACAAAATGCTTATGATTGAGTCCGCAGATTATTCAGCGCGCGATCTTGGGCGCATCCTTGGCGTCCCGTCTTACCTTTTGTCGGTCTCAATCGGTGCTTATTCGTACCAGTCATCCCAACAGTCGCGCATTGACCTTTGGACATACGCCTGCAAAGCTCTCGCTGACTGCCTCACCGAAACACTCTCAAGCGACAATGTGCTTCCTCGAGGAACCTATGTTTGCTTCGACACAGACGACTTCTTGGCAGAAGCTTACATGGGCGGCGACATGCCAGACCCAATGAGCAACGAAACAGATATCCCCGATTCAGCAATGATGCAAAGTTAGGATTCCAGCATGATCAGACTTACTTCAGAATCTTTTACGATTGACGCCGCACAAGGCGAAACAGGACGCCGCACCATCTCGGGAATTGCTGTGAGGTATAACACTCCAGCCCGAGTAAGTGATGGGTCGATGGTCGCGTTCGCCCCCGGATCCCTGCCTGTGGACGGACGCGCACCAACGCTTCAGATGTACCACGACTCAAGCAAGGTGATCGGCACAGTTACCGACCGTCTAGAAACTCCAGAAGGCATGCTCTTTGTTGCAAAGATCTCAAATACAAACCTCGGAAACGAAGCTCTTGTTTTGGCATCTGATGGAGCTCTTCCAGAAGTATCAGTTGGCGTCGAGCCAATCAAGTTCAAGTACGACAAAGAAGGAACAATGATCGTTACTGAAGCATCTTGGAGCGAATTATCCCTCGTCGCTCGAGGAGCCTTTGACGCACCGATCCAGCAAGTTGCAGCATCCACACCAGAAGAAGAAGAAGTTACTACTATTCAAGAAGCACCTCAACAGGAGACAGAAACCATGAACGAAACAGTCGAAGCCCCAGCCGTAATCGAAGCATCAAAGGCAACTCAAACGATCTTTGCAACCGCAAAGCGCGAGTTCAAGATGCCATCACCAGCCGAATACATCTCGGCATTTGTTACAAACCCTGACAAGTTTGCAGAGATGCGCGCAGGTATCGAAGCAGCTGCACCAAATGTTATCACAACCGACATCCCCGGCGTACTTCCACTTCCAATCGTTCAACCTGTATACAACAACTTCATCGGTCGTCGTCCAGTCATTGACGCAATCGGTGCAAAAGCAATGCCACAAGGCGGCAAAGTTTTCATCCGTCCAGAAGTGACAACACACACTTCAATCGGCGTGCAATCAACAGAGAACACCGCTCTTACTCAAGGAACTTTTGTTGTCACAGACAACCAAGTCACCAAGGGAACTTACGGCGGCTATGTAACTTTGTCGGAGCAGTCAATCGACTGGTCTACTCCAGAGATCATCTCACTTGTACTTGATGACATGGGCCGTATTTACGCAAACGCAACAGACAATGTCGCAGCAGACAACCTTGTTGCAGGTGCATCAGTGACATCAGCGTTCTCAGCTGCATCAGAAACCGATCCTTCCTACTGGCAAGCATGGGTATCGGCAGCCGCCACAACCATTTTGTCGGGCTCAAATGGCAACTTGCCTACACACATGTTTGTATCGCCAGACTTCTGGGGAACTCTCATGGGCTTGAGCGACACTTCGGATCGTCCGTTGTTCCCAGCAGTGGGCCCAATGAACGCCTACGGCAACCTCATGCCGGGACAGCCAAATGGCATCGCCTTCGGTCTCCAAGTAGTTGTTGATCGTAACTTTGCAGCGAACACTCTGATCGTTGGAGACGCTTCGGGCTACGAGATCTTCGAGCAGCAGAAGGGCGCAATCAGTATTGATGTACCTTCTACTCTTTCTAGGACAATCGCCTTCAGAGGGTATCTTGCAACCTTGATGATCGACGCAACAAAGTTCGTCAAAGCAGTCCGCGCTTAGACCTGAAAGGTAGGCCTTGATTATGGCCTCTTACACGGTCACACATAAACAGCTCACCGACAACTACGCAGTCTTACAGCTTCTTACTGAAGCCGAGATTGAAGTTGGCGCAAGCGTTGTCATCACTGGAGTTGATGCGACTTTTAACGGAACTTTCATTGTCTACGCTCTGCCGCAATATGCGTTTATGGGCGTGGACGATGAAGGTGATCTTCTCTTTGATCCGCTTGTCACCATTCCAAATCAGGTGCTCTACGCGAAGACCGCTGCCGATGTCGCTCGGACTGCCGCTTCCGGCACTCTGACACTTACGCAGACTTGCACTTGGGTCACTGCCGCAATGCTCGAGGATTGGTTGGGCATTGGCACAGCGACCGCAGCTGACGCCGCGTTCCTAACCATCTGTGCTTCTGCATGCAGTCAATTTGCGTGGCGTCGAAGAATGGAGTCCGGATATGTCGATTCGCTGACAACAGTTCCTTCGCAAGATGTCCTACTTGGGACGCAGATGTACGGTGGCGCGCTGTACCGCCAACGCGGATCAGTAGATCAATTTGCTTCATTCCAAAATATGGGAGTAACTCCAGTCTCGGGTCTGAACGGAATGATCCGACAGCTCCTCGGGATTGATCGTCCGCAGGTCGCCTGATGGCTGTACCTAACTACACGGATCTATTCAACGAAGGTTTCGACGATCTAGTTGCAAAGCTTTCAACGGTCAGCGGTCTCCAAATAAATAATGACCCACGCAACATCACTCCGCCTTCCTGCTTTGTCAATATCGACTCCATAGACGGCTATAACTACAATGTCGCAAAACTGAACTTCACACTCCAGATCATCACGCTCGGCCCGGGCAACTTAGACGCCCAAAAAAGCCTGCTCAATATCCTTGCCCAGATCTACGCGCTGAACATTGGGGTCGTATCTGGACGCCCAACCAACCTAGACATCGGTGGCTCAACGCTCCCTGCTTATGAGCTGTCGGTGACGACGGTTGTGCAGACTGCCTAATCCACACTCTCGGTCTCATTATGTGTCAAACTAAAACCAACACTTCCAAGGAGTAACTCATCATGGCAACTTCCACAATTCTCAGCCAACCAAAAGTCACCGTCGCAACCGTCGACCTCTCGGGCTGGTGCACAAGCGCAACTTTGACACGCACTGTTACCGCGCTTTCTGACACGGTTTTTGGAAATACGGCAAACACTTTTACGGCGGGTCTTGAAGATAATGAATGCACGCTGACCCTATTTCTTTCTTACGAAGCCAGCGCCACCTACGCAACACTTGCCCCACTCGTCGGAACAAAATTGGTCGTCATCGTAAAACCAACGACCGCAGCCGATTCAAGTACGAATCCCGGCTTCACTCTGACAAACACCTATCTCGAGTCGTTGCCAGTGATCTCTGCTTCGCTCGGCGAATTGCAATCGGTAGACCTGACCTTTATGGGCGGCGTCTACTCAGCAGATGTCACTCCGTAAATAACGGCCTTCCTTGGCCCGACGAAAGGAAACATAATGAAGATCAAACTCACGCTTACACGCGGAGACAAAAAAGAAACACTCATCACAAACCTCTTCGCGATCGCCGAATGGGAACGCTTAGAGAATCGTCGAGTGTCTGACGGACGCGGTATCGGTGCATCAGACATGGCTTGCTGGGCGTACATCATGCTCGGAATTAAAGGCGAGACACTTCCTGCTACTTGGCGCGAATGGCTTAAAGCGAATCCAGATGTCGAGATCGGCGTAGAGGATGCGACAGATGTAAACCCTACGGACGCGGCT